ACAGCCTGTTTATGGATGCCCTCAACCGGGATGTGGCCGCGTGGAACCGTGGCGGCTGGCCAGAAAAAAGGGGGTGCGTCATTGGCGAGTTCACCTGTAAGAAAATTACTGGCCTAACCCATGTTGGAGAAACAGGAAACTGGGAACCGGCAAGCCTGTACGTTATGGCGCCCGGATTGTACTACAAACCAGCCGACGAGCTTCTTAAAGCGGCCTGCATGAGCAAGGAAACCGCCGAAAAATATCTCAAAGGCCGTGACGGCTATGGCTGGCACATCTCAGACCTGAAGATTTATGACAAGCCGCTGCCCCTGAGCAATTTCATCCCGAACTGTCGTCACCTTGAGGTTGAGGCTGGATGCCGTGCGTACAGAGAACACGGATGGAGTTGTCCTGACCAACGGTACGACCTCAACCCGGATGGGAGCGTCAATATGGCAATATGCCAAAGGAGCGTGAAACGACCGCCGCAGAGCTGGTGCTATGTGGAAGAGAAGGATATAGTAGATTTGTTATTGTACAGCAACGAATTGGAAAAACAGAGGTAAAAGATGATGTACGATTGCTCAAAATGCCCGGCACGTCAGAGCTGCATTGCGGCAGCGCAGCCGGGTTCCGTCTACTGCATGATCAAGCTGATGCAGACCGGTGCGTCAAAGGCTGGCATGGAGCCTACCGAACCGAAGCCGCTGCCCACCTACTGCCCCTACTGCGGGAAGCCGCTGCGCATCATCGGCGTCGAGCGATTCTGCTCCAATGTCAACTGCCTGAACCGTTACCAGCCGATGGGGAGGTGAAAAAATGAGAGTCTGTTCGTTGAAGCACCGGGACGATGAGAGAAACGACCCCGGCCATATCGTTGCAGAGTTCAGCGGTGAAGAGATGATCGCCCTGAACAAGATGGTGTATCACGCCACGAAAGAGCTGCACGGAAAGTCTGATGCTCTGGAACTGTACAAGAGCATCTATCTCCTGAACGCCCTTGTGCAGCATGGGAATCTGGACACCGAAGACATCTTGATTCTGGACGAGATAGACACTCGGCTGCATCAGGGCAGCCAGAGCGGGGCCGCAGAATGAAACAATACTGCCGGTACTGCTGCAACGCCTGTCTGAACGATGACGAGCTGGCCTATTGCAGCTACAAAGACGAGATGCTGAACGGCCCTGCCCTGCGGCGGCTGAACCACTGCAAAGGCTTCCGGTTCTGCGAAATCGACGTTTTGACCCAGACGCGGACGTACCAGCCGAGGGTCGCAAAGCCCCCAGCTCCCTCCCCGGAGGATTTCGGGCAGCAAACCCTGTTTTGATGGGCGTTAAAAAAATACTACTTCGGAGCGCCAACATCCGGCAGCTCTATAATTTTGCATCTTATTATTAAAATATAACGACTTTTTATTAAAATAGTATTTACAAAGTAATTAGAAAGTAGTACAATATTATCAGCAAGAGAGCCACCCAACAAAACCGGAGGAACAGAAAATGAAGAAGTCCTACATCGTCGCAATCGACTACCGCGCAACCTACAAGCCCATGACCACCGATTACAAGGTTCTGGAAGCTGACAACCTGCTGGACGCAATGAGTGAGGCAGAGAGCTATCTTGACACCGAGAAGGTTTACCTGCTGAACATCATGCAGGCAGACAAGGCAGGCCACAAAGTCAAGGGGCTGCCCGGCATCAAGGAGAACACCTACATCGAACAGCTCACCAATCGCGGCAATGGCTGGCACCGCACCGATGCAGCCCACAGCGAAACCGCTTGGAGCCATACCATGTGGGTGGACGAAAGCAAGAACGTCCAGCACATCGACAGCAACGAAGTTGCTTGAAACCCGCCTGATGATGGCCCGGCGGCGCGGGCCGAAACCATCTTGTTGATACCAACAAGATGGTCGCGGGAGCCTACCGCAGGAAGGAGGCACAGAATGTGTCTGAATATTACAGCACCAAACAGGCAGCGGAAGCGCTCGGCGTATGTACTGCAAGAGTGCTTCAGATGAGGCGAGAAGGCAAGCTGACCGCCTACTCGCACGGCGAAAAGGGCAGCAAGAGCAAGTTCTTTTTCCGCGTTGAAGATGTGGAGTTTTACAAGCTCCACAAGAACGATGCCAAGCCGCTGCCTCCGCTGCGCCCGGTCGGCGCAGAGAAAGACAGCGCGTAAGATATCAAGATGGGAGGGCATGAAAAATGCGTAAGGTTGTGAAATTGGCGACTGCTGCGCTGGCACTGGTCGGTGCATGGAAGGTCGCAAGCTGGATGTGCGAAGGAACTGCGTGGCTGCTGGTCAATCGTGGATTCTGGGAGCCGCAGGCTGCTGCTGAATCAGCGCCGTGGATTCTGTTCGCGCTGGCAGCGGGGCTGGCAATGTCTTTGTACGGAATGTATGAGGACAGCCAGCGGTACAAGCGCAGCAGTCCTTATGGCCGCGTTCAGCACAGCGAGCGCCGCAACGACAACAGCAGAAAGGCGGGCTAAGACATGAACCAGATGTACGACCTTGCGCTGGACGGCTACGGCCCGCCGTTAGAGCCGCCGGATGGGTACTATTTCCTGACGGATGCCCAGATGGCCGAGCAGGCCGATCGGGAGGCAGAAGAAGAACAGGAGGATGAACAGCTTGGAGAATGAATTGACCGTCCGGGTGGAACGCCCGGCAATTCCGGCCATGAGCTGGAATAAGGACGAGGTCCAGCAGAACCTTGACGAGATGCTGGCAGCCTACAAAGGCCGGGTCTACACCCCGGAGAGCATCAAGAGCGCAAAAGAGGACCGGGCAAAGGTCAACGGCTGGGATAAGCAGCTGGGGGCCGCTGTCACGGCGGCGAAGAAGCTCTACATGAAGCCGCTGGAAGATTTCCAGCAGAGCGTCAAGGAGATGCAGGGCAAATGCAAGGAGATTTCCGGAGCGATTGACGCACAGGTCAAGGCTGTGGAGGCCGCCGAGAAGGAAGAAAAGGCTTCTACCCTGCGCCTGATCTACCGGGACAATATCGGCGAGTTGGAGACCCTTATTCCGTTTGAGCGCCTGTTAGACAGCCATTGGCTGAACAAGACGTTCGCCGTTGCGGAGGCAAAAAAGTCCCTGTGCCAGTCCATCGAGAACATCCGCAGCGATTTGGAATTTATCCGGGAAAACTGCGGGGAGGATGTGGAGCCGTGTACCACGGAGTACCTCCGCAACTTGAGCACCAACGAGGCCGTCCGCGAGCATAACCGCCGCGAGAAGTCCCGGCAGGCGCAGAGGGAGGCAGAGGCCGCGAGAGAGGCGGCAGAGCGGGCGCGGGCCGCCGCTCCGGTAATTATTCCCCCGACTGCCGAAGAACGCGAGATGAAGGCGAGAGCCGCTGCTGCAACGCAGGCAAACGCATTTATCACGCCGGAAGGTCGTCTGGACATGGAAGCGATGCAGAGCTTCGCTGCTGCACAGGAGGTTCCCTCCCGCAAGCGCTATTACTTCTGGGTCGAGTTCACCAAAGAGGACATTGCATGGTTCCGCAACGCTGCCAAGGAACGCGGGTTCGATTTCGGCAGCATCAAATAATCTTTAACATTCTAGGAGGTAACAAAAATGGGTTTCACTTCACGCGCTGGCGCTGCTGCGCCGAATACCACTACCACAGTTCAGAGCCGTTCCTTCGCTGCTCAGGTCAAGCAGACCGAGGCGATGCAGCCGGTCGCAGAATCTAAGCCGGTCGAGATTGAAAGCATGGACGGCCAGCATCTGACCGTCACCTTTGACGATGTGCGGAACTTCATCTGCAAGGATGCGACCTTCGCAGAGTGCCGCATCTTCTTGGAGACCTGCAAGCAGTACCACCTCAACCCCTTTACCCGTGAGTCGTATCTGATTCACTACGACAATAAGAACGGCGACACCGCTTCCACCATCGTGCTGGGCAAAACCTGTTACATGAAGATGGCCGAGCGTCATCCGCAGTATGACGGATTTGAAGCTGGCGTTATCGTGTTCGTGCCGGAAGTCGGCGAGATTATCCACCGCGAAGGCTCCATCGTCTACGATGACGAGCAGCTGGTCGGCGGCTGGGCTAAAGCCTACCGCAAGGACCGCAGCCGTCCCTTCTACGAGGAGGTCAAGCTGAGCGAGTACGACACCAAGAAATCCCTGTGGGTGACGAAGCCTGCGACCATGATTCGCAAGGTTGCGCTTGTTCACGCGCTGCGCGAATCCTTCCCGGCTACGTTTGGCAACCTTTACGATGAGAGCGAGGTTCCGGTAGATGCAGAAGCAGCCTACCGTGAGGTTGAGAACGAGCAGCCCGAAATCGGTGCCATGCAGCCCCGCAAGCTGAAGCCGAAGAAGGAGCAGCCCGAACCGCTGGCGGTCGAGACCACCGACACCAACGATGATCCGTTTGGCGGTGATGGCGAATGATTATTCAGACAAAGACCGGGACGAAGATCACCGGAACCCTCTCTCGCGACCCTAGTCTAAAGGAAACGAAGACCGGAAAGCCGTTCCTCAGCTTGAGCGTCAAGGCTCATAGTACAAAAGATGCCTCCGGCAACCGGAGCAATATGTTTGTCGAGTGCTGTATTTGGAGCGATCTCGACAAGTGGGACGGCCTCCTGCAGAAGGGCGATTTTGTCGAGATTTGCGGCGGCGAGCTGAAAAGCAATACCGGCGCGAACGGTACAACCTACTGGAACCTGCAAAACGTCGAGGGCGTTGTCGTTGGCGGGCTTGTTGCTGCCCGGTGGGTGCAGCAGGGCATCGACATTATGCAGCAGTTCTGCGACCAGCCCGGACAGCCCCAGACGGACGGCTTCAAGCCGGTAGACGGTGAAACGCCCTTTGACACAGGCTCTGAGCCGCCGCAGAACACTTCCGCGCCCTCACCGGATAAACAACCCACCCCGGCAGCAGCGCCCGACTACAACGGCGATGACCGCCCGATTTCGGATACGGACGACTTGCCGTTCTGATTCACCGTTGAGAGAAAGGAGGTGAGCAAATGGCAATTTTTCGTTGCGTTTCGCCGAACTTTTGGTCAGACCCGAAGGTGGACGATGACTTCACACCGGAAGATAAATACTTCTATCTCTACCTTCTCACTAATCCGCATACCACTTTGAGCGGATGCTATGAGCTGGGCAAGCGGCAAGCGAGCAGAGAGCTTGGATATAACGAAGAAACTGTGGACCGCCTTATCCATCGGATGGAAACGGTTCACAACGTTATCCGCTATGACAAGGCAACGAAAGAGATATTACTGCTTAACTGGCATAAATACAACTGGTCAAAATCGCCCAAATGCCTGAAGGGCGTTGAGTATTCGTTGCAAAACATAAAGAGCGATGCGTTCAGAAAATACTGTGCAGATACCCTATCTATACAGTATCGGTACAGTATAGATACAACTGTATCTGTAACTGCTACTGTAACTGAACCTATTACTGAAACTGTTATCTATCCTAATAGAGATAGCTTAAATAACAGTAAAGAGAAAGATCCGGCAGTTGATGCAGACCTCGCCCGGATTATTCAGCGGTACGAGGAAGTTGCGGGCGGCTTTCCGCGTTCAGCGCTGGAAAAGCTGCAAAGCTGGCGGGAGATTTTCAGCACGGAGATGATTCTGCTGGCAATCGACCGAGCCGTTGAGGCGAACAAGCGCTATTGGGCCTACGTAAACGGAATCCTTACCAACTGGCAGCGCGAAGGTGTTCGGACGCCGGGCGATGCAGAGGCCAGCGATGAAAACCACAAGCGCCAGCAGGCCCGGCCCGGCAGATCGCCCCGGCAGCCCGCAGAGAGCGTAGATGACCAGCTGACCCGCGTTCTCGCAAATATGGACAGAAAGAGAGGTTTTGAAGGATGACCAAAGAAGAAGCCGCACAGCTGATTCGGATGAACTTCACGCTGTACAAGCTGGGAAGCAAGCCGCTGACGGACGAGGAAATGGAAACCACACTGGATGTCTGGACATATCAGTTCCGGGATTATCCCGGCGATGTGGTCAAGCGGGCGTTTCTGGCCGCGAACCGCGTCTGTGTCTATCCCATCACGGTGGCCGATATCTACAAGCAGCTTTCCCAGTGCATCAACCCCGAAGCAGAGTGGGACGCGCTGGCCGATGCAGCCCGCAAGGCGCAGAAATACATGAGCTGGAAAAGATTCCCGATGGTGATCGACATTGACGAGAAGGGCGGGCCTATCCGTAGCGATGGCACGGAAGAGCTGCAAGTGCTGTACGACAACCTCCCCCCGGCGGCCAAAACTTACGCAGGGAGCGTGAGCGGCCTGAAGGAACTGGCTATGACCCCGGACCTGACCTATCGCCGGGTGGAATTCCTGAAGCAGTCGCGGGAGGACATTACGACCGCGCCGAGGGAAGCCGCTCGTCTGCGCGGTGGCCCGGAACCGGCGAGACTGGAGGCTGCCAATGCCTAAGTTCAAGGTGTCCGTTGAGTGTCATACACCCGGCAGGGATGAAATCCACTGCCTGAAGCTGGAGGCCGACGACGAGGGCGACGCAGCGATTCAGGGCATCTACCACGCCCGCGACCGCTGGCCAGATGCTTGGACTATCACGGTCCGCAAAATCCGCAAGGTGGAGGTGGCCAACTGCAATGGACGTTGAACAGCTTTCGTTCTTCACCATGCTGGCCCCAGCGCTGCCCGCTGTGGCGGTCTGCTGCATGGACGGCGACCGGGCGGACGCTGCCCCCGCCGAAAGCTGGATGAAGCGTCTTGTGCAGGGTGGTGAGTACGTCGTTCAGGTCGCAGGTCATTCGCTGGTGCTCAGACCGGCAGATGGCACGGCAGACGACGTTCCGGCGGGCCACCGGTATTATCACTACACAATAGGCGAACGCCTGTTCTCAGGCGTCTTTGTCGGGAGGGACAAGGAGTGACGATGAAATACAAAGTGATCTTTGCAGACCTTGGCTGGTATGAGGTCAATGCAAAGAGCAAGGCAGAGGCGGAGAGCATCGCGCTCTTCGCCGCCCAGAACTTCCACCCGGAGCGGGAGAAGTTCGAGATTGAGAAAACGGAGGTGCTGCTGAATGGCTAAAAAGCTGGCTGGGATTTACAGGTGCCGCAACTGCGGAGCCGTTCTGACTGACAAAGCCGAAAAGATGTCGCCCACGACAGAATGGATGCTGCGGGAGATGTTCAAGGACGGCGATGAATACGCACCGATTCGAGGTGGCTCTGCAATGGGAGAGGGCCTGAATCTGCTCCATCGCTGCGACCCCGAAAGGTTCTGCGTTTGCGACCTTATCGGCTGGAAGGTTGAAGAGGAGGCGCAGGACGATGGAAAATGATGTTCGCCCGGTTGACGCCAACGAGCTGCTGAAACAGGCCGTCTACTGCCGGGAAGAGAACGGCGCGAATGTGTACGCCGTGCCCATCAGCTGCATCTTCGCAGCGCCCACGCTGAAGCCCGAAGAGACAAAAAACAAGGAGGCTGCCCATGAGTGATGTCAAGAAACCCATCCGGCTGGCCGATGTTGGCGAGCTGGAAGCTGACCTGAAGAAGGACCTCGCCGAAGAAGAGGCCAAGCAGACGATGGCTGAATATATCGAGCGGGGACCGCTGCTGGAGGCATTCAAGGCGAAATGCTGTGAGGACTGCCCCGGCGGGTATGACCGCGCAAAGTGCAAGAGCTGGTGCGACGCTGCGGACGAGATTGCACTGGTAGAAGATGCCCCGGCAGTCGTTCCGGATGCCCAGCGCTGGCGCAACCCTGAAACCGACCCGCCCAAGGTCGAAACCGAAGTGCTGATTTTGTACCGCAACGATATTGACGGATACAGTATTACGACAGCGCACTATGAAGATGGGAGCGTTTTTTTACAAGATAGCGTATGGTATTGGGAAGATCTTCCCGATTGGGGGACATACGACGAGGAACGGGACGACTACAAAATCCCGAAAGGCTGGTGGGAATACCGCCACTTCAACCCGGATGACGTTTACAATAACCGTGTAGATTCTCCCGTGGTTGGGTGGATGCCTTTGCCGCCGAAGGAGATTACAAAATGAGCGAAAAACGTATGGTCTACGCGGAGGACGTGATCCAGAGAATCCGCGACCTAGCCCCGGAAATCCTGGGCGGCTGGTATAACCCAGACATGGAGAACGAGTTGGAACAGCTTGTTTGCGTTGTTGAAAGCACTCCGACGGCAGCAGATACGGACGTCCAGCCCTGGCGTAAGACCGCAGAAGAGCCGCCGACTGAGGCTGATGCAAATGAAGACGGCTGCGTCCTGAGCATCAACATGAACCTCGGCGGCATGAACACGACAGATTGGCCGTGGAACGTGGTGGCAGCTTTCCCGGATTGCCTGCCGGTCTGGATGCCATTGCCAAAGAAGCCGCTCTAAAAAGAAGCTATGGGAGATGAAAACGGAAAATGACTTACAAAGAGTTTTTGGAGCGCAAAATCGACATTGCGCCCCTGTCAGGCATTGAGATTGACCCCTCCGAGGTCAACCCGGTGCTGAAAGATCATCAGGGCGTGAGCGTCCTGTGGGCGCTGCGTGGCGGTCGGCGCAGCATTTTTGCCCGCTTCGGCCTGGGCAAGACGGCCATGCAGTTGGAGTGGTGTCGCCTGCTTCAGAAGCACGAGGGCGGTCAGACGCTCATTGTGATGCCGCTGAACGTGATGCCGGAGTTCCGGGCAGATGCGGTCAATCTGCTGGGCATGGAAGAACCGCCCTACTGCAAGACCATGGCCGATGTGGAGGCCAGCACGGCCCCCATCATCCTGACCAACTACGAGAGGGTCCGCGATGGCGATATTGACCCGCACTATTTCACGGCGGTCAGTCTGGACGAGGCTGCAACGCTGCGCAGCTTCGGCAGCAAGACCTACCAGAGCTTCATGCTCAAGTTCAAGGGCGTGAAATATAAGCTGACCAACACCGCAACCCCGGCACCGAACCGGTACAAGGAACTGATTCACTATGCGGGCTTTCTGGAAGTGATGGACACCGGGCAGGCGCTGACCCGCTTTTTCAAGAGGGACAGCACCAAGGCCAACAACCTGACCCTTTACCCGGGCCGCGAGCGCGAGTTCTGGATTTGGTGCGCCAGCTGGGGGCTTTTCCTGCAAAAGCCGAGCGACCTCGGATTCTCCGATGACGGCTATTCCCTGCCCCCGATAGATATCCGATACCATAAGCTCAATAGTCTTGACCGTCCTGCGGAGTTTGAGGCTGACGGCCAGATGAAGCTCGGCCATGATGCTGCAATGGGTCTGTCGGATGCAGCCAAGGAGAAAAGGGACAGCATCGACATTCGCGCCGCCGAGGTAGCCCGCATCATTGCGGAGGCTGCGCCGGACGAGCATTTTGTGGTCTGGCACGATTTGGAGGACGAGCGGAAGGCGCTCAAAAAGGCCGTTCCGGAGATGGTCGATATCTACGGCAGCATGGAGCTGGAAACCCGCGAGCAGCGCGTCATGGACTTTGCGCAGGGCCGCACCCGCATCTTCGGAACGAAAAAGAGCCTGTCTGGTTCCGGCTGCAATTTCCAGCGCCATTGCCACCGTGAAATTTTCATGGGCATCGACTACGAGTTCAACGACTTCATTCAGGCGATCCACCGCGTCTACCGCTTCCTGCAAACGAAGCCTGTTGTAATTGATATTCTCTACATGGACACAGAAACGGAAGTGCTGCTGGCGCTTCAGCGGAAGTGGCGGCAGTATGACGAGTTGAGCGAGCAGATGGAAGAAATCATCAAAGAATACGGTCTCGGCAGCCTTGCGCTTGAGACCCTTAAGAGAACGATTGGATGTGAGAGAGTGGAAGTCAAGGGAAACAATTACACGGCCATCAACAACGACTGTGTGGAAGAGGTCCGGAACTGGCCCACGGACAGCATCGACCTGTATGTGACCAGCATCCCGTTCGGCAATCACTACGAGTACAGCCCCAGCTATAACGACTTCGGCCACAACCCGGATGACGCGGAGTTCTTCAAACAGATGGACTTCCTCACCCCGGAGCTGCTGCGCACCCTGAAGCCGGGTCGCGTGGCTGCAATCCATGTGAAAGATCGCGTGGAGTTCGCCAACGTCACCGGCCTTGCAGCGCCGACCATTGAGCCGTTTCACGCGGACTGTATCGCTCATTTCCGGAAGCATGGGTTCGCGTATTTCGGAATGATTACGGTGGTCACGGACGTTGTCCGGGAGAATAACCAGACCTACCGTCTGGGCTGGACGGAGCAGTGCAAGGACGGCACGAAGATGGGTGTTGGCTGCCCGGAATACATCCTGCTGTTCCGCAAGCTGCCCACCGATTGCAGCCGTGGATATGCCGATATGCCGGTGAAGAAGTCCAAAGAGGAATACACCCGCGCCCAGTGGCAGATTGACGCTCACGCATTCTGGCGCAGCAGCGGCGACCGGCCTTTTACCCGCGAGGAGCTGGAAAAAATCCCGACCTCCAAGCTGCAAAACGTATACCGCAAGTTCAGCCGGAACAGCGTCTACTCCTACAAGGAACACGTCAAGCTCGCGGAAAGTCTGGACAAGGATGGCCGCCTGCCGTCCACGTTCATGGTAGTAGCTCCCGGCTCGTGGGATATGACGGTATGGGACGACATCAACCGGATGCGCACTCTCAACACCACCCAAAGCCAGCGCCGTCAGAACCTCCACGTCTGCCCGCTTCAGATCGACATTGTGCAGCGCCTGATTGAACGGTACAGCAACGAGGGCGAGTTGGTAGCTGACCCCTTTGCGGGGCTCTTCACGGTGCCCTATGAGGCCGTGAAGATGAACCGCAGAGGCAAGGGCGTGGAGCTGAACCCGGATTATTTCCGTGACGGCGTGGGCTATCTGGAATCTGCGGATGCGGAAAAGGATGCACCCACTCTGTTTGACCTGTTGGAGAATGGAGCTTGAACATGAGCACTGACAACATGAGCCGGAACGCCGAGCACTACGCTGACCCGACCCCCGGCACTGCGATGCGGAACATCCGCAAGGAAGAATACCAGAAGGAGGCCGCCCGGCTGCTGCAAATCAGCATTCTGGTTCCGATGCTGCGTCAGATCGCAGAGTGGTCCGGTTTCGACATCATTGGCCGTATCCCGCTGCGGGACCGGGCCACCGGAAAGGAGTATCGGTAATGGACAACAAGGTTTTGGAAGAGGCCCGCGATACCATGCTGACAGCCTGCGAGAAGCTGGGCGCTGCTGGTATCATCAGCAGCTGGACGCGCAGGGACGGCACGGTGGTCAGACTGTCGCTGAAAATCATGCCCCATAACGAGGACACCATTGCGGATGCCATCTGCGACATGGACGATGAAGAACTGGCAAAGCGCCTTATCCCCATTGTCGTGAACCAGATGTGCGCGGACGGTGTCCCCACCGAGGAAGAGGCGCTGAAGTGGCTCCAGCAGCCCGCCAGCTGCCTGAAGGAGTAAGGAGGACGAAATGGCAGAACACCATAAGATTGACTGTGACAAGGTCGAGGACAGAAAGGCGCTGGCCGTCATTCTCGCAATGAACGGCTACACCGTGCGTATGGGCAAGGAGAAGCGCGGCGGCAAGTCCACCTTGACCTATTTCGTGGAGTATTGGAGGGCTGACGATGAGTGAAAGCATGAGCACGGAACGTGCAATCGAAATCTTGACCCCGACTCACCGGGAGAATTACAGCAGCATTGAGCCGGTGAATGAGGCCTGCTGGAAGGGTGTCCGGGCATTGGAAAAGCGTGTACCGGCCAGCCCGTACCCGGACGGTGACAAGAGTATTCTGGCTTGCCCCAACTGCGGCAGCGGTGAATACCTGCACAACATCGACACGGCCCGGAACGTGTTCTGCGGCCAGTGTGGACAGGCTATCAAGTGGGAGGATGACGATGAAGGGTAACACAGCGGCCAGCATTCGCCGCAGTTACATGGGCGCTCGCAGCCGGGCAGAGGGTGCAGGCTTTGAGGCGATTATCAGCTCTGCTTGCGACTACTACCGCGCAATCGGGCGGGCTGACATCGAGAAAACCCCGGAGCCGATGAAACCCCTCGGCGGCGCAGATCGTTCCGGCAGGTTCCTCGCCTGCTACACCAAGCAGGCACAGCCGGACTACAAGGGCGTTCTCTCAGGCGGCAGAGCTGTCGTTTTCGAGGCGAAACACACCGATACCGGTCGTTTGTTGTCCGACCGCGTATCGCCCGCGCAAGCCGCCTGTTTGCGCCGGATATCGCAGCTGGGCGGTATCGCGTTCGTTCTATGCTCGTTCAATGGCCGGGAGTTCTACCGCATTCCGTGGCCGGTCTGGGACAACATGAAGAACGCCTTTGGCCGGAAGTACATTGCACCGGCAGACGTGAAAGCCTACCGCGTCCGTGTTGCAGCGCCGGGAGTGCTGCTGTTTTTGGAAAATCTGAAGGAGGATGAATAGTGAAAGCACATATCGTGAACAGGTGCAAGCCGTGTCCTTTCTGCGGTGCGCGGGCTGACGAAATCGAAACGGTGACCGGCGTTCCGATGATCGCCTGCTCCAATTACAACGGCTGTGGCGCAATCGTCAGCTTCAATAACAAGGACTGTGACGAGCACGGAAAGTCCCCGGTCGAGTATTTCAACCGGAGAGCAGAAACGAAAGGAGCATCATCATGAGCAAGAGAGAAAATAAGCGCATCCGGCAGCTGGAGCGCCGTGTCGCAGAGCTGGAAAAGAATATGCCCGCGCCCGACTGCCAGATTCGCGTTGACGCGGAGAGCTGCGTACCGGAAAAGCTGGCGCAGGACATCGCGGAGGCGATCGCAAAGTCCACCGGAAAGAACGTTCAGGTGCAGCCTGCACAGACCCGCAAGACCTTCAGCGACACGCTGCGGGAAATCTTTGGCGCAAAGTGACAGGCTCGCAGCCGTGACCAGAAAGAGGGGTGTATATGGAGATTAGAGCATGGAGAGCACAGGACCCGGCAAGAGAAACCGCGTTCGTAGAGGTCAAAGAGTGGTTCCGCAAGCTGCGCGATCTGGCCGAGGCCATGAACGTCCAGCGCGAGATGATGGTCAAGCAGCGCGATGCTGCAACCAGAGTGACCCAGAGTTTCAGCGGGATGCCGATGTCTGCCGGAAACGGTGACAAGATTCTGGATGCCGTCTGCAAGATGGACAGCGAGAACCGGGAGTTGAGCCGCATGGAAACGGAGCTGGTCAAGCACCGCATTGAGGCAATCTCCCGCGTGTTCTGCATCGTGAGCGCCGAAGATGACAGTACGCTGCGCATGGCCGATGCCGTGCGGGCTTATTACATCGAGTGCGAAACGACCGACAAGGACGGCTATTTCAAGCTCAAAACCTACGATGAAGTGGCTGCCGAACTGGGCATTTCTCGCTCTACAGTTTCGGACGCAATCCGGGAAGGGCTGCAAGCGCTGGCCGAAATTTGGCCATACATCAACAAGGATTGTGCATAATGAGCAATACGCACAAAAACAACTCTCCAATTTTCTACATCACCCCGGACTGACATTGTTATGTCTCTGGACTTCCAACAGACTGGGAGGCATGATAGAATGACATAAGCGCAACCGCGCAATGCGGCACGGCGCTGAAAACCTGCTGACCCCGTAAGCAGAAGTGGACACATGGCCTCATAAACCACCGGGAGCTGACCGCGTTACCCATACGCGGCACATTCCTTTCTTTTTCTCTCACAGGCATCCTCCTAGATTATTTGTCACTCCCTACGAGGGAGCGCGGATAGAAATCATGTCGGAGGCCCCGGAACGCCAAAAGCGGGTTATGACGTTGGCCCCGCTGGTGTGTGTGTCCATTCCCCAAGCGCCCCATGCTGCGCCCGACCACCGCAGCGCGGGGATATTATATGCCGTTGTAGCTCAAAGCAGAGCGCCGCCTAGCTAAGGCGGGTCACATTGACGATACGCGGGATGTGTTTCCCTCGGCCCTGTCCACCGAGAGCACAACACTCTTGCAGGTGCAGGTTCAAATCCGGCCAACGGCTCTATATGCTGCCCTAGCGCAATTTGGAGCGCGTTCATGTGTGTAGACATGGAAGGTTCGATTCCGAAAGGCAGCACCGAAAAAACAGAGGGCTGCCCCCATCGTGGGGCGACCCTCTGTTTCGTTTTACCCGCAAGAAAGGAGGACAAGGACAGAATGATTACGAAAGAATTGCTGAAGCTGCCGGTATCGGAGCTGGTTCCCTATGAGAACAACCCTCGCGTCATCTCCCCGGAAGCTGTGAACGCCTGCGCGGAGAGTATGCGCCAGTGCAGCGCGCTTGACCCCATCGAGGTGGACGAGAACAACGTCATTCTCAGCGGCCACACCCGCCGCCTCGCTCTGATGCAGCTCCATGTGGAGATGGCCGACGTGGTACGCTACACCGGCCTGACCGAAGAGCAGAAGCAGAAGTACCGCATCCTCGCCAACAAGACCGGCGAAATGACCGGCTGGGATTTCTCCAAGCTGGAGCAGGAACTCGCGGAGGTTGATTTCGGGGATTTCGACTTCAACTTCGACAGCGAGGCACCGGACGATATCTTTGACGATTCCGCAGACTTGCGCAGCGAGTATGACGAGCCGCATGATGACCGGTTGATCTGTCCCTGCTGCGGACATATTGACCTGAAAGCCAAATTCAAAAAATTTGAAGGAGTCACTGGCGATGCACAAAACGGCAATGAGTGAAAATATTCCTCAGTGCGCTGGAAAACAACAACGCTCGTCTGGATGAACTTGGTTCGATGCACTATAACCTGATGTCCTACTACTACATCCCGAAGAACCCCAAAAGAGCACTGGGAATCATCGAGCAGAGCGAGCGCATCATGATAGATTCCGGTGCGCACACCTTCCAGAAAGGCAAGACAAAGCTGGACTGGGAAGAGTACACCGAATCCTATGCGCGTTTCATCCGGGAAAACGACTGCGACAAGATAGTGGGCTATTTCGAGATGGACGTGGACAAGGTGATAGGGCTTGAGCGTGTCATAAAGCTGCGCAGACGGCTTGAACAGGAAACAGACAAGATTATTCCTGTCTGGCACAAGGGACGCGGCATAGAGGACTTCTACCGGATGTGCGAAGAGTACAGCGGTAGGGTCGTTGCTATCACCGGGTTCAAAAACGAGGACATCAAGGACCACCAATATGCACAATTCCTAAAGATAGCGTGGCAGCACAACTGCCGCGTTCATTGTCTGGGCATGACCCGGCAAGATGTGCTGAAGAAAGTTCCCTTTGACTATGTGGATAGCTCTTCGTGGACGCAGGGCGTCCTATATGGCCGTTTGGGAGGCCGAAAGCTAAAAAACGAAAAGACCACTGCGGAACGCGCTGTCATGCGCCAACGCCAGTGGGAAGCTGCATACAAGGAGGCAATGAAGATGCAGGAATACTATGAAAACTACTGGTTCACCACGACCGCCAGACTGAAAAAATCTCTGGGGGGGGGTACTGATTATGCGCAGTAATATGAAGTCCCTCGCTTATGCCGCCATGACTGCGGCCATTTATTATGTTCTCTGCGTGGCAATCGCCCCGCTGAGTTATGGGCAGGTACAGTGCCGCATTTCGGAGGTTATCCTGCTGTTCTGTATGCACAACACCTTTGCCGTCTACGGCTATACCCTCGGCTGCGCACTGGCAAACCTGACCTCTCCGCTGGGCATTCTGGACGTGATCGTCGGCTCCCTTGCGAACCTCATTGTTGGCACATTTGCACGCAGGAGCGGCAAGGTCGTCCCGACTATCCTGTTCGGCACTGTGTTCAATGGCATTGTGGTCGGCGCAGAACTGTCCATCGTGTACGGCTCTCCGTTCCTGCTGAACGCTGTGTGCGTCGCAGCTGGCGAGGGCGTTTCTCTTCTGCTTGGTGCTGTGCTGTATAAGCTGGTGGGCAAGCGCGTCGAAAGCATCTGGAGGTGAGTTCCGATTGGCCGCAAAGGTAAGTATGAGCAGTGGCTAGAGCCTGAAGGGCTGACGCTGCTTCGTGGATGGGCAAGAGATGGCCTCAAAGACAAGCAGATTGCCGCGAATATAGGCTGCTCAGTATCGACCCTCTGCGAATGGAAAAACAAATTTCCCGAATTTTCGGAAGCACTAAAAAAGGGCAAGGACGTCGCGGACTACATCGTGGAGAATGAGCTGTTCGAGAGCTGCAAGACCCGCACCGTGACCGTCAAGAAGCCTTTCAAGCTGAAAACCGTCAAGGTGGACGGCAAAAAGCGACTGGAGGAAGAGCGTATCGAGTACGCGGAAGAGCAGGTCGTCGTTCCGGCCAACGTAACGGCACAGATCTTCTACCTGAAGAACCGGCGGCCCGAAAAGTGGAAAGACAAGCCGCAGGAGAACACGACCGAGGCCCAGAACACCGATATGCAGACCCTCGCAGACCTGTTGCAGCATCCGTTACCCAACCGCGACATCAAGGACTTTGAAGAATGAACATTCCCGCACCTTTTTCTGAAAATCAGATGCGTTTCTTCTGGGACTGCTTTGACCACTGGTTCAACGTGGCAGAGGGCGGCAAACGTGGCGGTAAGAACGTCCTTATCACCATGGCGTATTGCACCATTCTGGAGAAGCACCCAAGCAGAATACACCTGATTGCGGGCGTGTCCACGGCCACGGCGCGGCTGAATATTCTGGACTGTGACGGCTTCGGCCTGAAAAACTACTTTGAGGGACGCTGCCGGGAGGGCGTATACCAGAACCGCGATTGCCTGTATATCCAGACGGCGACCGGTGAAAAGGTCGTGCTGATTTCCGGCGGCGGCAAAGCTGGCGACGAAAAGCTCATTAAGGGCAACACCTACGGCACGGCCTACATCACCGAGGCCAACGAATGCAGCAAAATCTTCATCCAAGAAGTTTTTGACCGTACCCTGTCCAGCCCCGACCGAAAGATATTTCACGACCTGAACCCGAAAGCTGAGGCTCACTGGTACTATCAGGACGTCTTGAACTTCCACGAAGAAAAACTCAAAGCGAACCCGAAGTACGGCTTGAACTACGGCCATTTCACCATCGCGGACAATATGAGCATATCGGACGACCAGCTCCGGGCTGTGCTGTCAACGTATGACCGGAAAAGTGTCTGGTATGCCCGCGACATTCTGGGCCAGCGCAAAATGGCCGAGGGCCTTGTCTATCCCATGTTCTCGATGGAAAAGCACGTCGTCAAAGGCGTCATTCCGTACAGCTCCCGCCACCGCTACTATGTGTCCATCGACTACGGCACGGTCAATCCGTTTGCTGCTGGTCTGTGGGACTTCGACCCGGTAAGCCACCGGGCAATTATGGTGCGCGAGCTGTACTACAAGGGCGGCAGCGCCAAGCGTACCGACAACGAAGGATATTACCGGATGTTGAAGAAGCTGATAGGCAATATCCACATCGAATATATCATCATCGACCCTTCTGCATCCTCCATGGTGGAGACCATCCAGAAGTATGCGGAGTGGCTTGTGGTAAAGGCTGACAATGATGTGCTGAACGGTATTCAGGATGTGACCAAATACCTGAACATGGGCCTTTTACTGTTCCACGAGAGCTGCAAGGAAACCTTCAAGGAGTTCGACCAGTATTCGTGGGACGAGGACAAGGACGAAGATACAGTCATCAAAGAGTTTGACCACAGCATGGACCAGATACGCTACTTCTGCCGCACGGCCCTCCGTGCAGAGCTGAAATGGGTCGCATAACTGGAAAGGGGGTGAAATGCTTTGAGCTTCATTTCCCGATTATGGGGGAGGATAAAATCAATGCTTATTCGTACCGACATCGGAAAGGCCTTCGGCGTTGAGCTGATTCAGTCCTCCGAGATGAACGCAGCTCTGACGCTGTGGGACAACATCACGTCCGGTAGGCCGCCGTGGCTTGACCCGGACGATGATGTGCGCACCTACAACATGGGCAAGCATATCGCCGATTACAGGGCGCGTTTGGTGTGTCTGGATATCGGCGTTGCCCTGTCCGGCTCCCCGCGAGCGGACTACTTGCAGACCATCTGCAACGACCTGATTAAGCGGCTGCCCGACAAGGTGGCCGATGCGGAGCGTCTGGGCGGCATTGCCATCAAGTGGAACGGCAGCAGCTGGGATTTTGCTCTGCCGGGCGAGTTCGGCATCACCAAGCAGGACGGAAACGGCAACATCGTGGGCGCCATCTTCGCAGAGTACATCACCCACGGCATTGACCATTACACCCGGCTGGAATACCACCGGTTCAAGGATGGCCTGTATCTGGTAACGAATAAGGCGTTCCGGAATAGGGCCATGCAGAACGGTCAGTATACCCTCGGCGCGGAAGTCCCACTGACCGAGGTGGAAGAATGGGCAGAGATGCAGCCGGAAGCCCAGATTGAACAGCTGGAAACCCCGCTGTTCGCCTTTTTCCGTTTGCCCGGTTCAAACACCATCGACCAGACTTCGCCGCTGGGGATGTCCGCCTTTGCGAATGCAATCCCGGAGTTGGAAGCGCTGGACATGGCCCTGAGCCGCAAGAACGGCGAGGTTGCAGACAGCAAGCACATCACCTTCGTGGGACAGGCTGCCATCCAGTACGCCAACGCGCACAGCACCAAGCTGCCGCGTTTCGTCCAAGGTCTGGGCGTAGGCGCGGACGACCAGAAGCCCATCACAGAGCACGTTCCAACGATGCTGACGGACGCTCGCATCAAGGACATAAACTTTGACCTGTCCATGGCCGGTGTCAAGTGCGGTTTCTCTGAGGGCGTTTTTGTCATGGACGGTCAGACCGGCATGATTACCGCCACGCAGGTGGAATCCGATGACCGGGACACCATCCAGACCATCAAGGCCGACCGTGACGCGCTGCGCTGCGCCGTGGAACAGGCCATCAAGGGCGCGGATGCGCTCACCACCCTGCTGGGCGCTGCTCCGCTGGGCGAGTACGAAACGACCTTCAATTTTGGCGACATCACCTACAACTACGAAGAGGACAAGGCCAGCTGGAAGAACTACGCTTCGCAGGGCTGGGTCCCGCTGTGGCTGTATTTCACCAAGTTCGAGGGCATGAGCGAGGAAGAAGCAAAAAAGATGGTTGCAGAGGCTTCCGCAGCCGAAAAGGAGAAGGGCTTGTTTGACCAGCAGTAACCGGAGGGAGGCGGCGCGATGCTGACACCGCAGCAGATCACAGAGCTGGCAGAAACGCTCTACCCGGCGCTGGATGACCTGAACCAATGGATTACGCAGGACATGGTAAAGCGCCTGATGGCCCGGCTGGGACGCGGCGAAGCTGCTGTCCTGTCCGCTACCGACCAATGGCAGACCGAGGTATACCAAGCTGCGGGCGGCCATCTGGAAGACCTGAAAAAAGAGCTGAAGAAGTTCACGAAGCAGTCTGATGCTGAAATCGCTTCCATCTTTGAGGATGCAGCGGTCAAGGCGTGGGCTGCTGATTGCGCTGTTTATGCGGCCAGCGGCAAGGGCGTGAAGCCTTTGGCACTGTCTGACCGCATGGTGGAGATTCTCCAAGATGCCTATACCCGCACACAGGGCGAGGCGCACAACTTCACCCGCACAACGGCCAGCGCGAGCCAGAAGCGGCTTTTCAAGGTACTGGATGAAGCGCATTTCAAGATCGTGACCGACGCGCAGTCCTACACCGCAGCAGTGCAGGAAGCCGTGGATGACCTTGTGCAGCATCAGACGCACGTTGTCTACCCCACCGGTCACCGGGACACCATCGAGACCGCCGTGCTGCGGGCAGTCCGCACCGGCATCAGTCAGGCCACCGGAAACATGACCTTGCAGGGCATGGAAGAGCTGGGCTGGGACATCATCCTCACGTCTGCCCATCGCGGCGCACGTTACGGTGACGGCGGCCATAACCCCGGCAATCACTTCTGGTGGCAGGGCAAGTATTACAGCCGCACCGGACGAACGCCCGGCCTCCCGCTTTTTGTGCAGGCTACCGGCTTCGGCACCGGCGAAGGTCTGGGCGGCTACAACTGCCGTCACAGCTTCGGCCCCGGCGACCTCAACCATAACCCCTACCAGCATTTTGACGAGGACGAGAACAAGCGCGTCTATGACCTGACGCAGAAGCAACGGGCAAAAGAGGCGCGTATTCGCCGCGACAAGGTGGAGATAGCTGGTTATAAGGCAGCAGCACAAAACGCAGCTGACAGCGAGCTGCGGGCGGCTCTGGGCGATAAAGCAGCAAAGGCAGAGGCTCGGTTGCAAAGACACACACAGGATTATAACCAGTTCTGTGCAGACAACGACCTGAAGCCTTTGAACGACCGCCTGTACGTTGCCAAGCGTTCCCAAGCCGCTGCACCGGCAGCGGCACATAACACGGCTACAACACCGGAGGCCATGTTTTCTTCTATGCGCGGCAGCGGCGGCAATGCTGGGCAGCCGGGAGAAGTGATTCACCGGTATCTGGGCAAGGTTGACCCTGCTGATACCGAACAGGTAGAAGCTCTGAAGAATGTGTTCTGCGAACAGTACGCATCTTCCCCGGTGGAGAACATGATGGTCATAACCAAAGACGGAGAAATCCACTTTATGACCGACAACAACCCGGCAGGGGTTGACTGTTCTTATCTGGGTGATAAACTGGAAGGAAGCTACAACATCCACACGCACCCGCCTGAAACAACGCAGTATTCTTTCAGCACAGATGCAGATATTCCGGCTGCATTCTCTGATGGAACGGCTGTCATGGAGGCTGTGGATTACAAATACCGATACCGGTTTGTTGTGCCGAGCGACATTACGCTTGAACAGTGGGAAAGTGCAAGAACGCAGGCAGAAACACTTCTTCCCACAGTTCTGGAAAGCGTTTGTCAGCCGGATTATTCAGACTACGAGGAACTAAAGCAGCACACTCTCATCATGGAGATATGCAAGATACTCGGCATAAACTGCTATTCGAGGTGGAAGATATGACCAAGGACGAGATGAAGCACGAAGAACTTCTTGCGCTCGGAAAAGAGATCGCTGCAAGGAGAAAGATACTTGTCGATAAGTACAAGGCAACGCACACGCTACCGAGCAGAGGAACCATCATCACGCCCGAACTGAAATCTCTGGAAGCAGAAGAAAAGCGCCGATTTATTGAAATCTGCGAGAAGTACAAAACCTGAAACCGCTTGACCACCATCCACCCGGACGGTGGTTTTTTGATGTCAATTTTTAGGAGGATAGAATGGCAAGCTACTTGATTTCTGATGCGCCCTATGCGCCATGGCTTTCCGATGTTCTGGCGCAGCTGGAAGATCTGAAAATTGACCGAATCGCAATTGCAGCGCCCTTGCCCAACGGTGAAATGTTCACCGGCTATTTCAACATGAAGATGATGGACAAGGCCGTGGCCGCAACGAACATTCAGGCCGATGCGATGATGGACGCGGTCTGTGCCAATGGCCGCCACATTCAGGAAGCATGGGAGAACACCGAGGACGAAGAGGAGGACGGAGAATGAAGCAACACAACGTCTGTCTGGACATCAGCTTTTGTGGGGCGCTGACCATCTTGTTTATCGCCCTGAAGCTGACCGGCGTTATTTCGTGGCCGTGGCTGTGGGTCTGGTCTCCGCTGCTGATTGGCTATGCGGTGGTCATCCTGTTCTTCATCATTGCGCTGATATTCTGGGACTGACAGCGCAGCATTTCAAGCACGGTGCAGCTTGCATCGTGCTCTTTTTATGCCCGCTGCGGCTGCATGAGGCCAAAGAGGGCAACTATCAGTCTACCTGTGGACTTAACAATACAGGGGCAACAAGTCACAGCAACGACTTAAAACGCTTAGTTGCAAACCGCAGGAGGTACACATGAAAACCACTGATCTGAAAGAGCTTGGTCTGACACAGGAACAGATTGATGCCGTGTTCAAGCTCAACGGCCTTGACGTTGAGGCCGCAAAAGCACAGGTCGCCGCGATTACGGCAGAGCGCGATGACCTGTCCACCCGCCTGAAGAACGCTGAAGATACCCTGAAAGGCTTTGATGGCAAGTCTGCTGATGAAGTCAAGGCCGAAATTGCGCAGTACAAGAAACAGGCCGAGGAAGCCCAGAAGAACTTCCAGTCCCAGTTGACCCAGCGCGATCAGCGCGACTGGCTGAAGGGCAAGCTGGATGAGTACGGCGTTTCCTCTCCCTACGCCCGCCGTCAGTTGGCCTCTGATGTGATGGACGATAAGGACGGCCTCAAATGGAAGGACGGCGCGTTTCAGGGCTTCGACGACTTCATGAAGTCTGCCAAAGAGAAAGATACTGGTCTGTACCAGACTGCTGAGGAAAAGAAAGCCGCCGAGGAAAAGGCAGCTTTGGAGAAGAAAGCTCCGAAGTTTACCGGTCCGACCGGCAATCAGCAGCAGGAGCAGAAGTACACCCCGCCGAAAATTTTCTAATCTGAAAGGAAGGTAACACTATGGCGAGAATTGAATCCCTTAGCATTCTGACTACCGAGAGCGGCAAGGAATATCTTGCCGAGCTGTACGGTAAGGTCATCGAGAATGTGCAGAAAACGCTGGTTTCTGCCGACATGAAGAACACCGACCTGTCCGGTGACCCGACCGCTGGCACCGTGGAGGCAAAGCGCTTCGCAAACGCTACCTCCAACGCCTACGGCACCGCCCGCACCGCAGGCAAGGGCAGCCAGATCAAGGCCAAGGCCGTGACCGTGGCCATCGACAACGACCGTGAGATCGTGGAAGAGATGGAGGACAAGGACGTGAAGCTGTACGGCGTAGACGGCGTTCTGGACCGCCGCGCCGCAAACCATGTTCTGCGTATGGCTGCCGAGCTGGACAAGGACTTCTTTAAGGCTGCATCCGAGGCCGCTGTCAAGGTGACTATCGCCGCAAGCACCAGCGTGGAGGACGAACTGGAAACCGTCATTCAGGAGGCCGAGAACACCGCAAACGACTTCGTGGACGGTGTGCCGCGCTCCATGATGCGTCTGGTCATGTCCACCGCCTACTATGGCAAGGTGCGCAACAACCTCGACAAGATGTCCCGCGCAAACGTGGACACCGCTGCGGAGGAGTTCTACGCATGGCATGGTGTCGAGGTCAAGTCCTGCACTCACCTGCCCGCAGGCTGCGACTATCTGCTGATGGTTGACGGCTCTGTGGCGCAGCCTGTCATGGCAAACACCTACACCGCCGAGAAGATTCCGCTGTCCGAGGCGACCGCCGTATCTCTGTTCTATCACTACGGCACTAAGGTAGTCACCCCGGACCTGATCTTCAAGAAGAACGCCGACTAAGGAGGGCACCAACATGGCAAAGTTTAAGAACACCGTGACCGGTAACATTCTGGAAGTCACCGACTCTCTGACCATCGCCCTGATGACCGCGAGCGATCGCTACGAGAAACTGGGCACCGAGGATGCAACAGAGGCTCCCGCGCCCGCTACCAAGAAAACCGCCAAGGCAAAGGCCGAAGCCTGACCGGAGGGATGAACCATGGCGTATGCGGATTATGAGTTCTACTCTGGCCGGTATTTTGGTGACGAGCTGACCGAGGCGAACGCGCCGAAATGGCTGGAACGCGCGAGCGATGCTGTTGATACCATCACCTTCCACCGGCTGGAAAAAGGGCTCCCCGGGGAAGAAGTCCATATTACCCGGGTAAAGAAAGCTGTGTGCGATCTGGCAGATGTCCTCTACCGCGTTGACCAGCAGCGTGTGGCCACGGCGGCCAGCAAAGACGCGCAGGGCAATCTCCGTGCCGCTGTGTCCTCCATGACCTCCGGCAAGGAATCCGTGTCCTATGTGCAGTCCGTGGAAGCGTCCGTGTATGCGAAAGCAGCATCGGACAGCGCCGCGCTGAATGCGCTGCTGCAACATGAGGCTGAACGGTATCTCGCCAATGTCCCGGACGCGGAAGGCATAAATCTGCTCTATGCGGGGGTGAGATGATGCACGACCAGACCGTTACCCTGTACAACTACCATGAGCCGACCGGCTGCTGGTACACCACCGTTCTGGACAATGTGACGCTGACGGCTGCGAGGTCGAGCAGCGCCACGCAGCACGGCGCGGCAAACGGTGACACGTTGTCCATCTCCATCCCGGCAACAGCAGACAAGACGGCAGGCTCCCGCCGGTACATCGGCCCGAAAGCCTACTCTGCGCGGGACGCACCCGGCGAGTTTTTCACGTTCTGGCCGGAGCATGATTTTGTCGTTGTGGGCAGATGCCCACTTGAGCAGCCGGTGTCCGAGGATGACTACGACAACGGCCTATACCACGAAATGAACCGTGAACAGGATGAAGTCTATATGATTACATCCGCAGCGTTCTACGGCCTCATTCCGCACTTTGAAGTGGAGGGACGGTAAATGGCTGATACCGAGCATTTCCAGAACTTCTCTTGCGTTCACGGCCATTTCACCGCTGAAGTTCACTTTGACCGGTTCTCCCGGCAGTTCGCAGCCGCGCAGCAGTGGCTCGCAGAACAGGTTCTTGCAGACTGCAAGCCTTTCATGCCGATGGAGACCGGCAGCCTGATTCAGCGGTCGTATGTGGCCGAGGGCGGCAAGAAGGTCGTATTTCCCGGCCCATACGCGCGGTATCTGTACGGCGGCGTGGTCATGGTCGATGCCGAGACCGGCAAGGGGCCTATGAAAATCCCGGATGGGTCTGGCGGCTATCTGCTGCGCTTCCGCAAGGGTGCAACGCTGAAGCCGACCAGCAGGCCCCTGAACTATTCGACCACGGCAAACCCGCAGGCCACGGACCACTGGTTCGATGCTGCAAAGGCAGCCAATCAGGATTACTGGCTGGAACAGGTAAAACGCATAGGAGGTGGAGGCGAAGATGCCTAAAGAAAAACAGGTGCGATTTGACGTTGACGGTTCCGAGATCGTGAGCAAGGTGCTGCTGGAACTGCTCAACAAATGCCCGGCACTGTGCGGCAAGAAGGTTGCATTCTCTACACTGGGAGAGGACGAGGGCCTCGGCTTTTTCCCTTCCGTTGGAGCGGCCATCACGAGCGAGACGGAGACCATCACCGGCGATGTGCATCAGGTGTGCGCCTATCCGTTTGACATCGTCCTGCGCTGCGCTCCCAAGACCGAAGCGGCGAGAATCCGCTGCAAGGAACTGCTGGATGCCATCGGGCGCTGGCTGGAACGGCAACCCATCACGGTGAACGGTGAGATGCACACTATGGACGCATACCCGGCTCTGACGGAGGGAAACCGCAAAATCAGGGCCATTTCCCGCACAAGCCCCGCGCACCTGAATGCTGTATACCAGAACGGCGTTGAGGACTGGCTGTTCTCCGGCAGCCTGAGATACGAAAACAATTTTTGCAGATAAGGAGAGAACAACATGGCAGAGAAAATCGAACGTAAGCTGCTGGCTCACTATATCGATGCCAGCTTTGACACCACCGGGAACACCCCGAAGTATGTCCGTCTGGGTAAGGACCTCGAGGAGTACAACCTCGAACTGAACCCGGACGTTGAGGTGTCGAAAAACATTTGGGGTGAAAGCACCATCAATCACAACGGCTACGAGCCGCAGAGCGAGGTGGACCCCTACTATGCAGTGGAGGGCGACCCGCTGTATGAGAAGCTGGAAGCCATCGCAAATGGTCGTCTGACCGGCAAGGACTGCATGACCACCACCGTTGATGTGCTGGTTGACAGCAAGGGCAAGGTGGCATGGGCATACCGCGAGAAGGTCATGGTCGTTCCTACCTCCGTAGGCGGCGACACCAGCGGTGTGCAGATTCCGTTCACCATTTACAACGCAGGCGAGCGCGTCAAGGGCAACTGGGACACCACGACCAAGGCGTTCACCGAGCTGCCCGGCAGCGATAGCGAATAATCGACAATAAAGCATGAGAACAGGGCGGTCAGCGTGGGGTTGGCCGCCCTATGTTTTTAGGAGGCAATAATGGATATTCAGAAGAACGTGAACTTCCCGCAGCCTGTTGAAAAGCCGGTTGAGAACGTTGGCATCGTTATTGATGATGGCACCGAGGAGGTTCCTATCACGAACCTGCGCGGCCAGCGTGTCGGCGTTTTCTATGTGCGCCCGACCGACCTCGGCATCGTGCACCGCTATGACGAGTTTGTGAAGGGCTTCGACAGCATTTTGGAGCCTATCCAGCGCGTGAACCTCAACAGTGACGGCTCTGCAAAGGACAACGACACCACGACCATGGACGCGCTGAAGGAGGCCGAGAAGCGGCTGTCCGATAAGCTGAACGCCCTGTTCGATGGCAACTTTGCAGAGGCGTTTTTCGGCAAAATGAACCCCTTCTCCATCGTAGGCGGCCGCTTCTATTGCGAGGTGGCAATCGAGGCCGTGGGCGCGTATATCGAAAGACGCTTTGACCATGAGATGAACCTCGCACAGAACCGTGTGGAGAAGTACACTCACGGCTACCGCACCGGCAAGCACCGGAACGGCAGCAATAAGCGGCGCAGAGGTCCGCAGCAGTGATCGGCGAACTCCCCACCCGGCTTCAGGTCAATGGCACAAGCTATGCCATCCGAACGGATATGCAGGACATCCTGAAGGTTTTGCAGGCGTTCAACGACCCGGAACTGGAAAATGAGGAAAAGGTCTATATCTGCCTGTTCATCATCTACCGGGACTTCGACAAGATGCCGCAGTCGGATTACAGTGCAGCCTATCAGGCGGCAGCCGACTTCATGGACTGCGGCGTTCACACCGGCGGCACAAAGGGCCGCCCATCGGTGCGGACTATGGATTGGGAGCAGGACGCGCCCCTTATCTTCCCTGCTATCAACAAGGTGGCCGGGTGCGAGGTGCGCAGCATCCCGCATCTGCATTGGTGGACGTTCATGGGCTACTTCATGGAGATCCATGACGGCGTATTCGCTCAGGTCATGTCCCTGCGGGCAAAAAAGGCCAAGGGCAAGAAGCTGGAAAAATGGGAGCGCGAGTTCTGGGCTGCAAACAAAGACCTGTGCGTCCTGAAGGTCAAACGCTCCAAAGAGGAACAGGAAGAAATCGACCGACTGAACAAACTGCTGGATTAAGGAGGTGGCAAAATGGCAGGACAGGCAGACGGCTCTATTGTCGTTGATACCGAACTGCAAACCGAAGGTTTTGACAAGGGCAGCCGAGAGATGCAACGAGCAATCGGCTCCCTGCAAACCAAGGTAAACAACCTCGCACCGACCATGAAAAAGGCTATGCGGGGAAGCGCCAGCGCCTTAGAATCCTTTGATGGCAAGGTCGGGCCGATGCGTGAAACGATTTCCGCACTGGAAGAAAATCTGGAACAGCTGGGCAAGGCTCGGCTCCCGACTGAGGATTATCAGTGGCTTCAGACGGAAATCGCGAAGGCAGAAAAAGAGCTGGACAAGCTGCTCAACAAAGAGGCCATGTACGAGGACATGGACGTGAACAAGTCCTCGCAGAAGTGGAAAACCCTGCAATACAACATCGAGCAGACCGAACGAAAGCTGGAAGAATACCGGGCCGAGGCGGCGCAGATGGAGGAGAATGGAACCTCTCACACGTCTGGCGCAGATTCTGCGGAGTATGACCAGCTGAGTACGGCTCTCGACGCCGTGAAGAGCAAGCTGGAAAGCATGGTGCAGCGCGTGGAGCGCGGCACATCTGCTTTTGCAAAGTTCGGCAGCGTTATCGGCAAGGGCGTTGTCGGCGGCCTGAAGGGCATGGTTTCCATGCTGGGTAAGGGCGCGGCAGCCATGCTGAAATTGTCCCTGCGGGCAAAGAAAACGCACTCCACCTTCAACAGCGGCATCGGAACGCTGCTGCGGTATGGTCTGGGCGTTCGCTCCCTGTTCGCCCTCATGAACAAGCTGCGCAGTGCTCTGGTGGACGGCTACAAGAACCTTGCCCGGTATTCCAGCCGGACAAACGCTGCGATATCGTCCCTCATGTCTGCACTGACGAGGCTGAAGAACAGCTTTGCGGCAGCGTTTGACCCCATTCTGAGGGCAGCAGCTCCGGCGCTGGTTACACTCATTAACCTGATTTCTAACGCGGTCTCCAAGATTGGTATGCTGACGGCTGCGCTGACCGGCGCAAAGACGTACACCAAAGCAACGACCATTCAAGAGGACTACGCAAAGAGTCTCGATAAAACGTCCAAGTCGGCCAAAAAGGCGAAAGCTGCATTGGCCAGCTTTGACGAGCTGAACATTCTGGACGACAACAGCAGTGACAGCACGAAGGATGACGGCTCCGTTGACCCATCCAAGATGTTTGAGCAGGTTCCCATCGACAGCGCGGTGCTGGACTTTGCGGACAAGCTGAAAAAGGCATTCGAGGAAGCAGACTGGAAAGGCCTCGGCACTTTACTGGGAGACAAAATCAACGAGCTGGTGGACAGCGTTGATTGGTCTGGCTGGGGAACGAAAATCGGCAAGGGCATGAATGCCGCCATCCAAACACTGTACTACACCGTGGATACGGTGGACTGGGTGAACATCGGCAAGCATCTGGCCGAGGCGGTCAACAGCATCATCAATGAGGTTGACTGGGACATCTTCGGGCGGCTGCTGGCAAAGAAGTTCACTGTGGCGCTGGACGTGGCCGGTGGTTTCCTGAAAGAGCTGGACTGGACAGCTGTGCTTCAGGCGTTCACCAGCGGCTTTTCCGGCTTCTACAACGAGCTGCAAGAGTGGCTGGAAAGCAAAGACTGGCATCGGATTGGCGAGATCATCACCGCCAAGCTGTCCGACGCGCTGCGCAACGGCAATGTGGAGGGCGCAGTCAAGAGCTTTTTCGACGCTTTCACGGAGGCCATCAACTCGCTGGCCGACCTGATGGATGGCATCGACTTCTATCAGGTGGCAAAAGACCTCGTTGAAATGCTTATCCGGGCCGTGTCCGGCGTGAGCTGGGACGAGCTGACGGAGGCGCTGGGCCGCCTTATCGGCGAATCCGTTGACGCGGTCATTCAGGTTTTGGCTGGATCTCTGGCTGATGTGGGCAACTACTTCAAGGAGAAAACGCAGGAGGTCGGAGGCGACGCTGTTGCAGGCTTCTTCTTCGGCATCAAGGACGCTATCTTCGGCGTTGGTGCATGGATTGTAGATAACATTTTCAAGCCGTTCTGGGACGGCATCTGCGCCGCATTTGAGATTCACTCGCCATCCAAGAAGATGGCCGAGATTGGCGGCTACATTATCGCAGGCCTGTTGGACGGCATCAAAGACCTGCCGTCTAAGCTGAAAGCCAAGCTTGACGATGCGCTGGATAAGGTGGTCAGTTGGGGCAGCGACCTGAAGTCCAAAGTCAAGGATGCTGCTGCGGATGCAGTGTCCAAGGCGGTAGACGAGTTCAAGGATTTGGCCTCTAAGCTGAAACTGAAACTGGACGCGGCCATCGACAAGGTGAAGGGCTTTGCAAAGGACATCGCCTCGTATAATAAAATAGTAGTATTTATAGACCGCTCTCCAGCGGAATGCTACAATAAGTTCAGGATGCTGTGGATTGGTGGAACATCACCTACCGCAAAGACGGTTTTCGGGAGGCTCCAACCACAGCTTCTTTGTTGAAATGTTAATCAGTTAGATACCGCCAGACGGTTTATTTAGAACGAGGTTACAAGAGCAAAGAAGTCTGTGGTCCTGAACAGCATCGAAAT